CTTTTGCTAGCCGTTCCCAGCGAACCAACCTAGACAAAGTAGAAGACCTTGAAAAAGAGATTGAAGCTCTAGAGATTGAGAACAAAGCACCGGCCAGTGCTCCTCAAGAAGGAGAAGAAGCTCAGGAAGAGGTTGTAAAAACTGAGGGCCTTTCTAAAGAAGAAGGGGACAACTGGAAGAAGCGTTATAGTGATCTTCGTAAACACATGGCTACCAAGGAAAAAGAGTGGAGCCAGCGTCTTGGAGAACTAGAGGCTAAAGCCAGCACATCTGCCAATCAATCTGTCCCTCAAACTAAAGAGGAGATTGAGAAGTGGATTAAGAAATTCCCAGACATTGCTCGTATTGTCAGAGGTATTGCAAAAGAAGAAAGTGAAGCAACAGGTCAAGAGATTGGTTCTCGTGTAAAAGAGCTTGAAGAGTTGAAAACACAAATCAACTTGGAAAAGGCTAAGAATGACCTTCTAAAGCGTCACCCGGATTTTGATGAGATTTCTGAAAGCGAAGCATTTATTGAATGGGTGGATAAATCCCCTAAGTGGGTACAGACAGCAATCTACGACGATCTTGATGTAGATAGTGCAGCCAGTGCTATTGATCTGTACAAGCTCAAGAATGGTATTAAACCTAAGAATACCGAAAAGCTAGCGGCTGCTGCCGTTAAGAGTCGTAGCAACACTACGCCAATTGATGACGAGAGCAAGACATGGCTTTCAGAATCAAAAGTTCAGAAGATGAACTATAGAGAGTTTGAGAAGCGTGAGGCAGAAATCCTCGAAGCTCAGGCATCTGGTAAATTCATCTACGATCTGAGCAACGCCCGTCGTTAAGCCCTAAAGCACCTTATAGACGGATAGACAATTATACAACAGAAATACCCAATGATAAGGCCGAGAGCTATGGGCACATGGCGCTCCACCCTACTGAGTTGGCCTCTGTGTGCTAAGATTGTTATAACTAAATTACACAATTTAAACACATAAAGGAAAATTCCAAATGGCATTTACTACCGCTCCGGGTTATGGCAACCTACCTAATGGTTCTTTTAGCCCCGTAATCTACTCCAAAAAAGCTCAGATGGCCTTCCGTAAGGCTTCTGTAGTTGCTGACATCACCAACTCCGATTAAATAAAGTGATCCCTTAGAGAGTAATCTCTATTGCAAATCTAGTGAATTGCTGGAAAGCCCTAATGCGTCCCCTGCATGGGTAATCAGCAGCCAAGCCCAGAGATGGGAAGGTTCAACGACTAAGATACAAACTCATTGAAGTCGGCCAAGTGCTGACAAGGAGACATTATGAATAAAAATGACCGATCCCTTTTGCTTGGGATGTTACTTGGTGACGGGTGTCTTAAGACAAAACGTCATACAAAACAAGATGGGACAGAAAGTGTATACTACGAGTATGTGCTATGCCACTCCATTAAGCAAAAGGAATACTTGCTCCACAAGTTAGGTATTTTTCATAGGATAGTGGGCGGGAAGCGCCCAAACATTTCTTACGAGAAATCCCGACTTGGAGAAAGTGTTAGGTTTTCAAGATGTCACAAAAGTTTTAGAATACTACATAAATACCTATACTCAAATAATGACAAGAAATTTTTTACACAACGTGTTTTAGATTATCTGACCCCTGAGTCAATAGCCATATGGTATATGGATGATGGTGGTGTAAAAGCTTCACTGAGGCCAGACGGCACTGTAAGCTCTTGTCAAATGGTGTTATCCACTTACTGTACAGAACAGCAGGCGGACTTAATCTTAAACTACTTCCAAAATAAATGGGGTATTTTAGGACTAAGAAAACTACACAAAAAATCTAATTCTTGGTATTTAGTATTCAACACCAAAGAGGGTAAAAAATTAGAGGCTCTTATTGAACCTTTTATAATACCCACTATGATGTATAAACTTCCGAGTCACCGTATCACACGAGTGCTAGACACCCAAACAGATTCTGTGGGTGATGATATAGTCTGAACTATATAGTAATATATAGACATGTGAGTTAAATGCTTACATAAAGAACTAATTTGACTTCGGGGAAATCTCCACAATGGGTGACAGCGTTAAAATCCTTCGTGAGCCTAGATTTTGGGCCTTGTCAGCGTAATCTGACAATAAACTCTCTGTGAATTGCTGGAAGCCTGAGATGGTAATCAGCAGCCAAGCCCCGAAGGGGGAAGGTTCAACGACTAGAACATAGTCATTTATTAGTAAGTAGCACGAGCTACCGAAGGGAATTACATGAATAAGATTGAAAGAGGCGCTCTTTATGGGTTGTCCCTTGGTGATGGGTGTATAACTCTCAGCAAAGGGGCTAAAAATCATTCTATATTAATAGGGCATGGCCCTAAGCAAGAAGAGTATATAACCCATAAGGCAAAAAAACTACAATCCATTTTTGGTGGTAAGGAATTAAAAGTACGTTTTTATCAGGTGTATAATAAACGTACAGAAAAATCTTACACTAATTTACAAATTTCAGCTACTAACCCCTATTTAAATCAAATACATAGAAATCTATATCCCACTGGTGTAAAAACTATAACCAGAAAAGTATTGGATTTTTTAACAGATGAAGGTCTGGCGTACTGGTATATGGATGACGGGGCTGGGAATATTTGTAAAAATAAAAATGGTAAAATTTGTGGGTGTATGATTAGGATTTCAACCTACTGTACAAAAGAAGAAGCCTTAGAAATTCAGTCTTGGTTTAAAGATAAGTATGAACTTAATTGTGTCTTTGATATAGATAAACGGAATAATAAATATTCTGTAAGATTTAATACTAAAGATAGCATAAAGTTCGCAAATCTTATTAAACCTTTTATACTACCTTGTATGGAGTATAAAATAAGTTCAGTAATAGACTATGTTCCAAGAGTGCAGAGCACCCTACCAGAAAAATCTGGGGGTGAAGATATAGTCTGAACTATGGGGAATTGAACCTATAGAAATACGGATAAACAACCGTATGATAACAATTGGAAATCTCTGTCAGCGCCTATGCTCGTGGTACCAACACCGTAGCTGAGGACCTGATCGACGAAGACTTCACCCTCGTCGTTGACAAAGCTAACTACTTTGCCTTTAAGCTCGACGACATTGAAGAGCAGCACGCCCATCACCAGTGGATGAGCATGGCTACTGACCGTGCAGGCTACCGCCTCAAGGACCAGTATGACCAAGATGTTCTTGGGTATCTAGCTGGCTACAAGCAGTCTGCCCTACACGGCCCTGCTGACACTGCTCGTGTTTCTGGCGACATGCCCGGTACTCGTGCGGTGAGCACTGCCGGAGACGATGAACTTCTCTCCGTCAACAAGCTCAAGAAGGGCAGCTTCGGGACCATCACCACAGTTTCTGCTGGTGAACACTCCATCCCCATTGCTCCCCGTATGCCCGGTGTCACCACCATCCCCACCGATGTAGTCTCCCCTGCAACTATTGTTGCTCGTATGGCTCGTCTGCTTGACCAACAGAACGTTGATCAGGGTGGCCGTTGGCTGGTAATTGATCCGGTTATGCTTGAAGTGTGGAAGGACGAAGACTCCCGTTTCCTCAACGTTGATTGGGGTGATAGCGGTGCTCTCCGTAATGGTCTTGCCCTCAAGAACGTTCACGGCTTCCGTGTCTACGTCTCTAACAACCTCCCGAAAATTGGTACTGGTCCTGCAACCTCCGGTTCAGCCAACCAGAACACCAACTTCGGTGTGATTGTTGCAGGTCATGACTCAGCCGTTGCCACCGCAGAACAGATCACCAAGACTGAAAAGTATCGTGATCCTGACTCCTTTGCTGATGTTGTACGCGGTCTGCACGTCTATGGAAGGAAGATACTGAGGCCGGAAGGGCTAGTAGTAGCAAAATATAATGTTGCATAATATTTAATAAATTCAACAAGTTGAGGTAAAATATGCTTAAACTCTCTGAAAATCATCCTTATAAAGATGGTAGAACATGTACAACATGTGGGGAGTTTAAGCCTATATCTGATTTTCAACTGGAAAAGGATGTAAGGTCTTTTGAAGGTATTACTGTCAGATCAAAATGCCGACCTTGTAATGAGTTTCGTAAATACAAAGCTTTTATTAAAAAGGTTTACGGTATCTCTTATGAAAGCTACCTAGAAATTTTGGAAAGACAAGGCTTTGGATGTGCAATTTGTCAAAGCAAAGTTGCGAATAGCACAAGAACATCTAATAAACTTTTCATAGATCATGACCATGAAACTGGGAAAGTTAGGGGCCTTCTGTGCTCTAGGTGTAACTATGCTTTAGGACAATTTGATGATCGAATTGATCTTTTGCAAAATGCAATACTTTATTTAAAAAGCTGTTTTAAGGAGAAAATATAAATGGCTACTGTTGACCTAGCTGTACGGGCGCGTGGGGTTTCTAACCCTAAGCGTGTCCCCTACTTCGTTCAAAACCTCATTGACTTCGCTGCTGCTGCAACTTCCAAGGGTTCCGCCCTTGCTGCTGCTGACATCATCGAAGCCATTGATGTCCCTGCTGGCACCATGATTATCAATGCTGGTATTCAGGTTGTCACCCTTGCAACTGGTGAAAGCTCTGACGTCGCTCTTGACCTTGGGGTCACTGGTGTTGATGCAGACGTGTTCGTTGATGGTTTCGACCTAGACGCGGCTGTTGTTGGTGCTGTTGCTCAGAACCCTGCTGCCTTCCAACCAGTTATTATTGGTGGAACCGCAGGTGCCACTGCTGACACCATTGACGTGCTCATTCAAGCTGCTACCACTGCACCAACTGGTGGTATCATCCGTGTCTGGGCGCTGCTCACTGATATCAACGACACCCAAGACAAGTTTGGTGGTGTTGCTGCTCGTGACACTAGCGTCTAATTAGACGTAGGGGAGGGGGGCGTTCTCCCTCCCCGCCACACACAGGAGTAATGTAATTGAGCTATAATTTCCTATCTCTAGTAAATGACGTGGCTGCTGAAGTTAACGAGGTAGTTCTTGATTCGGCCTCCTTTGCATCTGCTGGTGGTGTGCACAGTCAAATGAAGAACGCTGTTAACTCTGCAATTAGGCAGATAAATCAGCAAGCCTTTGAATGGCCTTTCTACCATCAAAGTAGAGAAGTGGTTCTGGCAATAAACCAAACTTCCATCCCCTACAACTCAGCTACAGAGACAATCAATTTTGATTCTGTTAGGCTGAAGGGGGAAACTGCTCTTAGCAATCAAAGTCGTCTACTTGTTAAGATAGATTATGAGGACTACCTCTCAAAGTATGTAGACGCAGAATTTAATCCTTCAAACTATGCCACCCTTCCTCAGTATGTTTTTGATAAGCCCAATCTAACATTTGGTATTCACCCCCCTGCTAATAAAGCTTATACGCTTCGTTATGACAGCTATGATATACCAGTAGATATGGTTGATTACGATGATGTACCTCTTGTACCAGAACAATTTAGATACGTGATAAGAGACGGTGCCTTGTTCTACGTGTTCATGTTTAGAGGTGACCCTGAGAGTGCAGGACTTATCAAGAGTGTTTTTGATGACGGCATAAAAGGTATGAGAAGCATTTACCAAAACAGGTTTGAATACGTCAGGTCTGGGTTTATCCCTCGCTAAGGAGTGGGCTATGAGAACACGTTGGGAGACTTTTCCTATAGAGCTTAAGGGGGGCCTTATTACCAACTTAAGTTCCTTACAACAGGGTATTAATGCTCCCGGAAGTGCAGCCGCCCTTGTAAATTTTGAACCCTCTGTTGATGGTGGGTACGCTAAGGTTCTAGGTTATAGTAAATGGACTAGCCATGCTCTTCCCGGTGCTGGTGTAGTTCAAGGTGTAC